ATCCAATAGTTTGATATGAATGATTTGATCTTTCCATCTTAACCAATACTGAATTTTGTGTCTTTGGCATCTTTGCCTCTTTCTTTTTAGGTAAATCTATTTTAACTTTTTCATTAGAATTTAATTGATTATACATTTGATATGTAACGCCTTCTTCTTCAAGAAGTGCTACTATTTCTTGTTTTGTTTTAGCTTCTTTTGCATCAACTCCAAATGAATCTGCAACTTTTCTTAAATCTGAAATTTTTAATTCTGTAAATGACATTTATTTTCCTCTCGTCATTGATAATTATAGCAGAAAATGATCAAGGGGAATACTCGTGTATTCCCCCGATCTTGCATCTAATTTAAAATTAGAATGTGTATGTTGAGTTACCACCCTGGACATGTGCTCCGTGTGATACGGAACCAAATGCACCATCGGCAACTGAACCTGATACCTTGACGTTCTTAACGATAACGTGTGCGTCGTAGTTTTCCATTGCTGCACCAACACGGATAAAGAGGGTATACTCAATTGTATCCTTCTTTGGCTGGAACAGACGATAGACAGTTACGTCACGCTTGATACCAATGATGAAGTTCTGTGGGAATGTCAAGTGAACATCTCCATGAAGACCTGAAGGAGAATTATAATCTCCAGCAAGTGTCTCATCCATCAAAGGAACGTTGATAACGGGAATACCGAAAGCAAACGGAGTAGTAGTACCTGGACCACCATCGTTAGCTGCAACATCACCACGAATAACGCCAGAAGCGATATCGAATGGAGATACTACTGTTGAAGTTGTGAGGTTGTATAGGTAATCTTGTACCAAATTCGATCCTGTGAAGAAGCGAAGTTGATTACGACGTTGCTTATACTTACGTGGGAGGGTCTTAATTGCAAGGTTGAAAACAGCCTTATCAAGTCCAACACCCTGTGCATCAACAACGTGAGCGTTGTCTACTGCAAGCTTACGGAAGCCCTTAAACGCTGAGAGCAAACCAGTGTCAGTACCTGTACCATTGATCAAAACATCCTCAATGTCGTTACCAGCCTGGGTAGCCATCAAACGTGCAATGTGGTCTTCTAGATCTGGGCCTTCGAGGTTATCCTCAAGAGACTCAGATGAAAGTTCCCAATCAAGACGAAGCTTGCGAGTTGTCAAAGAAATTTTTGCGAAAGTTGCTGCTGCGTTAGCGAATTGTGATCCACCTGCGTTAACATAATCACGAGGATTATCTTCCTGTGCAACTGTCATGATTCTTTGTCCTACTGCAACACGATCAATCTCTGTTGTGTTTGAACGCATGCGGATTGTACGAGCTGCCTTAGCAAGAATCGTTGCATCCCACATGTAATCAAGGAAACGATTAGCCTGATCTGGATAAAGTAAACCAGTACCTGAGAGGGTACGTCCGTCACCTGAAAGATCAGAACCTGATGTTCCGAGATTTGTTGTATCTATTACTTTTTGTAAAAGTTCATTACTCATTTATTTATTTCACCACCTTATTTTTTCTAGATTATTTAGTTAAGCTATTAACACCGAGGAAGTGTCCTTGCCATATACTTTTTTGTATTTTTGTTTCCTCCATTGACCCGTTAAGATCACTGGACTTCTTAACTGCGGTTGCGGACTCAAAACCCTTAAGGGCATGGTCAACGTACTCTATCTTTCCGTACATATCTGCAATCGTCTTTTTCATTTCTTCATCTTTTTCTGCTATCTTGGCTTTGACATCATCAATAGCCTTTGACATTTCAGATCTGGTTTCCTCTACCATTCTTTTAACATCTTCAACAGTAGCAGCATGAGTTGCATAATTCTTTTCTAGTGAATCGTTGAGGAGGCCCTTAAGATCAGTTACCATTTTTGCGAAATCAAGTGTATCCTCAACCTCTGAAATAGCAACAGCTTTTTCAATTGCCTCTCCTGCATCAACTGCTGTTTCATCAACAGCAACAACTGCATCTGCAGCTGGAGCTTCAACTTCGGTAACTTCTGTTGTTACTTCTGTATTTGTTTCTTCTGTCATTTCATTACCTCCTTCATTTTTCTTAATCGCACTAGTTAAATCTATAGGCGAAACCTTTTTTGCTTTGTTTTGATCTGGATAAAGATTGATAGATGAAGCACTATCAATTACATTTCCTGGTGCTGCTGTTTCTAGTGAACCGTGATCTGGACCTGGAGCATCGTCCTTCTTAAAATAAGAATCAATTACTTTATCAATTGCTTCAAACTTTTCTACATCTGATTGTTCTACCCAACCAATGTTTGTCATTGATGTTCCACATACAACACAATCTTTTGAAACAGAAGTTGTTGTTGATGCTACTTCATCTTGCTTGCACCAAAATACATTTTCTGTGACTATGTTAGCAGCCATCTTTTGAATAGAGAAAAAATTAGCAAGTGGATTTGCAGGAGAATCAACTAATGAAAGTTCATGTAAGTCATAGTTATGAATTACTCTTCTTTCTTCTGATCCATCGTCTGCTTTTTCCATCTTTGCATCTACAATATTCCCGCCGATTGAAAAACCTGAATAAGTTCCATCAAGAACTTTTTCCCATGCATCTTGTGCACCTTTTGAGATATATGCAGTTACATAAACACCATTATATTTTTTACCAGTACCCTTATCAAAGAAAGAGTCTTCCTTAAAATCAATCATCTTACCTACGGCAGATGGACCATGCATTTCACGAATATTTCCTCTAAAATTTTCAAATGCTTTTTTGCTTGCTTCAGAAGTTACAATGTCTCCATGACGATCAATATTGTCAAGTGATGCAAACCCTGAGACAGTTCTCTTTTCCTTGTTAACCTTTGCAATTGGAAAGGACAAGTCCATTGATGATTCGCTGTTATTCCAGTACGTCTTTTGAATATCCATATGTAAATAAATAATATCACTAATTATAATGAACTCATAATTATCAGTTAATACTATTGTTGTTTTCTTCCTTCTCCTTGAGGGTTTCTAGCACTATTGGTTTTATCAGGAGCATTTACTTTTCTTTCTTGATCCCGAGCCCTTGTGCCAGTTCCGCTGGTTATCTTTTCGGATGCATCTTGTGGCTTCAATTCAAGAGGTACATCTCCACCTTCAATAGGGGCAAGACCTCTTTGGGCACGTACTTCATTTGGAAGAATAACCTTATTAACAAGATATGCACTGTCAATTCTTGACTGTGTTTCTTCGTCTGTAAGAGCCAATTCATTAAATCTAATGATAAATGCATCAGTAAATTCCTTAATAATAAGGTTTAACTTATGCTCTAATTCTTCCTGCATAGGGCGACAAACTTGCTCTTTAAATGTTTTATCTGCATCTTTAGCGTTAGCCAATGAAACGTCTGCAGGCATACCAATCTTAGAAATTGGAACTCTGTGAGCAATAAGAATACGATCTCTATTTTCTACTGAATATTGATGGAATGATGAATCTTGAATTCCCGCTTCAACTGGATCCATATTAAACTCAACACGACCATTTTCTCCATCTGAAGGAAGTGGGATGTAAAGAGTTCTATGGTTTCTACCTTTTAAGCCAGTCTGGAAAAATTCAAGAAGTTTACGCTCTGAATCAGCAGTTAACTTTGCCCCTTTGACTGTAATGATATATCGTGGAACAGCTTTATTCTCAAAATAATCTAGGTTAAAACGCTGTGCAAACTCATCTCCAGCAACTGCATTTTTTGCAGAAAGAATATCTGGAATACCATAGTATGTATTTGATGGAGTAAACTTTTTAAAATGAATAACTTCGTTTGGTTGTGGATCTGTGCCAATTTGATCTGGAGTTTCTGTGTCTCCAAAATTTCTAAAGAATGTGTATCGGTTATAAACAACCTGCACAAAACCGTCTCTGTGACGGCGTATACGCATTGTTGTTACTGGGATGTGGCCTAAATACCCAATCTTTCCAGTAGCCGTTCTACCGACTTCTAGATAGGCATTACCAGTAGCTTCTAGGTCAGTGTAGACTTTTTTCATGTTCTCCAAGAAAGAATCGTCTGAATTCATTGATTCAAGATATTCTCTTAACTCAACTTTACCTGCTTCAATTTTTGTACGAAGTTTATCAAGTTTTTTTGGATCATCAATTACATCTTGAACTTTTTGTATAACCTTAAATGTCTCTTCAAACTTATAACCTAAACCAACTACGTTGGCAACTTTAGCATTAACCGCTGAGTGATGATATGGAGATATATCATAAAGTTGTGCTAAATAAAGCATGTTATATGGAGGTTGTACAATTTGGAATAATGAATAACCAGTTAAATCAAGTGGATCAAGTTTTTTAGACTTTGCATCATCCATACCAGTAAATGATTTTTCTAATCTAGATGCTCTACGTCTAAAGTTTTCCCCAAGTCCCTCCGACTTTTTAATTTCATCCCATGACTTAGAAAATGGATCTTCAAATCCTTCTGATGAAGTATTACCAATTCCAAAATCAGCATTTGAACTAATTTGTACTACATTTGATTCATCTTCATCGTTTAAAATACTAACTCTATGATCCATTATGCAAGCCCCATTTCTCTTACTTCTTTAACATATTCCATCATTGCTGGAAGATCTTGAGA